CCGTTCTCGCACTGGACGGTGTCGTCCCAGGAGGCGCCGCTGCCGTCATAGGGGTCGGGGCAGTTCGGCCACGGGTCACCGGCGGACTCACGGGCGATCGTTTCGGCGGCCTGGATTTGTTTGGCCCGCCAGCCCGTCAGGGTTATGGGACTGGGCTGGCGGGCCTGCAACCGCCGCACCGTGAGACGGCGGCGCAACCGTTCGACCTGGAGGGTCAACAACCATTCGCGCTGTTCGGCCCAGCGGGCCCGCTGATCGTTGCGGGCCGACTGGCGCGCCCACCACTCCGGCCCGCGGCACACGCCGCGGGCGCAAAATCGGATCTGGTGGCCGTCGACGACGACGCGTTTGACGGTTTCGTCGCGTCCGGCGAGCGCCATGCTCGCGCCGGCGGCGACGGTTAACGCGCCAAGCAGGAGGGCGGCTTTCACGGCCGCGTACACCAGTAAGGGGCCGGACGGGTCACCGTTTCCCGCTTTCGAATGAGCCCGGCACTCGCTTCCGCATGGCGTCGTCCCAGTCGGGCTCCTCGTTCAGTCCCTGTATGGCCTTGCCGCGCCGTTCCCGCTTCTCACGGTCGGCCTCTTCGGCCTCCTGCTGCCGTTGCAGCCATCCCGCGGTCGAGAACGTGTTCGACACCTCGAGCGTCGCCAGCAACTCGAGCGCTTCCGCCTCCTCGATCAGCTTCAGCGCCCAGCGGAGGGCGGCATACTCGGCGCGGTCGAACCCTGCGGTCTCGGGGTCGCCGTTCTTCAGGTTGACTCGACGCTCGAGGAACAGCAGCCGGCGATAGAGGATCTCCCGGTAGCGGCGCTTCTCTTTGTTCACGCCGCCACCCCAGCCGCGTCCGGCTTACGTACACGTACGTGTGACTCAGGCCTCAAACAGCGGTACAAGGCCGGACGTCCAGCAAACCCGCATGGTTGAGCCAAACAGTCCGGAGAGTATCGAACAGCACAAGGCGCCTTGGCCGAGTGGTTAGGCAGAGGCCTGCAAAGCCTCGCACTCCGGTTCGAATCCGGAAGGCGCCTTCCCAAAAGAGTGGTTCGCGAGGGGCCGCGGAGGGTGCTCCCACATCCTGGCCGCGCCCGCCAGTACCGGCGAGGTGTGCGCTTCACCCCTCGCGAATGCTGCACGCTCAGTCCTCGTCGAGGTCGTCGAGGATCTGCGCCATGTGAGCCGCCACGTCAGCGATGTCCGTCTGCACGTATAGGTCGCTGGTGGTGCGGATCGACTCGTGGCCCAACAAGAGCTGGATCTCGTCGACAGGCAAACCTCTACGGCGCCAGGTGGTCGCGTACGTGTGCCGTGTCGTGTGCGGCTTCAGGTAACGGACGTCGGCAGCTTCGATGGATCTCCTCCACCAGCGCGCAAACGAACCTTCACCGATCGGGTGGCTTCGTCTGATGACGGTGCCGCCGCCGGGCCTGGTGTGCCACAGGTAGTCGGACGGGTTGATGCCTTCGACTGTCAGGAAGCCGTCGAGGACGCCGATCACGTCGGTGTAGAGGGGGACGTCCCGGTCTTTGCCGCCCTTGCCGTTGATGATGTGGAGGACGCCGCGGGCGAGGTCGAGGTGCTGCGCCTGGAGGTGGCGGGCTTCGCCTTTGCGGATACCGGTACGGAATAACACCGACATGAGTGGCCCGTCGGGGGAGGGGAGCTGCTCGAGCACGCCGGCCTCGGTCGGGCTGTAGAGGTTGGGCGGCTTCCGTCGTGGCTGTCGCATCGCCGGCATGTAGTCCATCGGGTTCCGCTCGAGCCGTCTGGTTTGGATGCCCCACTTGAACCAGGAACGGTAGGCGGCTACCCGGATGCGGCGGCTGCCGGCGGGGAACGTTTTGAAGACGTGGACGAGCTCGCCGTCTGTGAACTCGTCGAACGCGAAGTTCGGGAACATCCTGAGGGCGACCGCGGTTGCCCTCTCGTAGTCGTCGAGGGTGCGGGGGCGGATTCCTCCGAGATCCAGCCAGGTCAGCCAGTCCGCCTGATCCCGCGCTGACCTGGCATCACGGTGCCGGGAGTCACGCAGAACATCAAACGCTATAACGTTTGTTACAGTCATGTACCGGTCGTCTGGCTAGGCTCGGTGACGTCGAGCGCCAATGCGGTCAGGGCGTGCGCGATCGCGAGCTGGAGGACGAGGTGCCGGTCGGGGTCGTCGCGGTCGAACACGTCGGTGAGTAGGTCGGACGCGTGGCCGGCGTGCTCGGCGGCGGTCACCGACGGGTCTCCTGTAGCCGGACGGCGCGGTCGCCGGCGTCCATCAGCCATTTCCGCGCGAGCGCGAGCGTGTCGGTCAGCTCGACGTCGTCGATCTCGCATGCCTTGCATTCGGCTTCGCCGACCAGTTCGGCGGCGCGGGCGATCCGGGACACCAGCGCGGCTAGACGGAGCTCGCTGAGGGGAGCGACGCTCCCGTTCTGGTGCGCGCTCATTTGAACCAGCCTGCGAGCGTGGTCGCCGAGACGTCGAGTGCCTGGGCGAGGAGGGCCCGGCGGGGCGGCGGCGGCGGATTGTCGCCCGTTTCCCAGCGGTTGATGGTGTTGCGGGTGACGCCGACTTTGGCGCCGAGCTGGCCCTGGGTGAGGCCCATGCGTTCGCGCCTGTCGGTGATCTGTTTGGCGTAGACGGGCCTGGCGAGCCAGCGCTCCATCCTGACGGCAGATGCTTCCACGTTCTTGTCCCCTTCCACCGCAGACCTCGATGTGTCTTGGAGTCCGGATGGGGCGCCGCCCCCCTGCTCGGTATCTAATCAGCGGCTTTCCGAGATGGGCGGAATTGTCGCCAGGACGGGCGACGCTTGTGACACGTTTCGGGTTGCGACCCCGCACCCCTGGTGTTGCAAATGTTACGCAGTGGTGCGGGGTAAATCCCCTGCATCGACCGGTATGGAATTGTTCAGACCCGGCGGGTTTGTGCCCTGCATCACACGTAACACGGTAACCTCGCCCTTGACAAAAATCCGTCCCCAGACGTTGTCAACACAGACGAGGCGCCGTCTGGTTTTCCACACGATTTGTCCACATAACCCCGGGTGGGTGGCAGCATTCCCGTGGCCGTGGCGCTGGACGACCTCCGCCGGGTGCGCGCCCTGGCAAAACGACGGAAACAGGTGGGCCGCGAGTTCCGCCGGGCGATCCTGGCCGCCTACCGTGACGGCGACTCGCTACAGACGATCGCCAACTACGCCGGCCTCTCGAAAGCGTGGATCGCCGAGCTGGTGAAAAAGGCGCAAGACGAGGAGAACGACCCATAAGAACTACCCAAACGGGTCATGCACCCCAACCCTCCCGCGAGTAACGTTTGTGACACCACGAATCGGGAGGTTTCAGCAGGATGAAGTCGTTTCGGATGACGAAAACGAGCGGCAACCAGGACGTCACGCACGAGGCGCTGCTCTGGCTCCTCGTGTTCGCGTTCGTTGTAGCGCCGGTGCTGTACGCCGTCTACTGGATCGCCAGTTAGCCGCCGTTGTCGCGTTCCTTGGCGGCCGTCAGCCGTTGCTGGCAGTAGACGGCGCCGCCGGTGAAGCCGGCAACGATGATCGAGGAGAGGAGCTCGGCCCAGCCGGTGATGTCGAGCAGGTCGAACACGCCGACCGCCAACACGGAGCCGAAGAACGCGGCGCCACCCGACCAGAGCGCGACTTCGTTGCCGCGGGTCACCCTGACCAGTCGGCCTTCCACGATCGGTTGTCGACGTGGACGAAACCGCTGGTGTCGTAGCGTCCGACGCCGCCGCGTCCGCCGCTCTTGGCTCTGATGCCGCGGGCGTAGGCGGCCCACTGCGCTGGCGTCCCTTTCTGGAAGCGCATGTCGGCTGCGACAGCCTCGAACGTCTGCTCGTAGACGTGTTGGCTGAAGCGGGCGCCACCGATGGCCTGGTTGTACAGCTCGTGCCGGTAGCCGCTGAGGACGTAGGCGGTGCCGAACCGTTCCCGTAACGGTTCGAGGTAGACGCGGCAGAGGTCGAGCATCGCGGGGCGGGCGAGGGTGGGTGGGGCGCTGCCGTCGTGGCAGTAGAACTCGGACGCCTGGAAATGCTGGGTGAGGGCGTTGTTGCCGGTCTCGGCCCAGAAGGTGCGGCGCTGCTTCATTAGGATGTCCCAGCCCTTCGCGTCCTTTAGTGGTACGGACACGGAGGGCATTAGAGGCGCCCGTAGATGCGAAGTTGGCTGCCGGCGGCGAGGTTCGCGGTCGACCCGCCGTACAGCGTGACGCGGGTCACTGCTGCGGTGCTGAGCCAGTGGCCGCCGGTGACGTTGTATTGCTGGTTGTTGCTTGCCGCTGCGGCAGACGCCGACACGAGCGCTGTCTTGAACCAGGTGGTGGAGGCGTAGCCGAGCAGGACGATCTCGACCATCCCGAACCTGTTGGCGGCGGCGGTCGCTGCGGGGATCGCCAGGTTCCCGAGCGTCATCGCGGTTTGCGGGGTGGTCGACTGGGTCGTGTTGGGGGTACTGCCGGACGTGTTGATGCCGAGGTTGTCGTAGCTCGATCCGGTGTCGTTGTTGAGCCGTAGCCGGAGGTTGTCGAAGGTGCTGGAGGTGGTGCCTCGCGCGATCAGGGCGAGCACGAGGTCGTTGTAGGCGCCGGAGATGCCTATTTCGTCGAACGTGCCGGCGCTGCCGAGCGTCGTCGTCGACAGGAGCGTCATCGCCCCTGTCGGGCCTGCCGCCGGGGTCGCCCACTTCACGCCGAGCGTCTGCGCGGAGTCGGCGGTGAGGACTTGGTTGTTGCTGCCGACCGGGAGCCGGCCGCCGGTGTCGGCGGCGGAGGCGACGGCGAGGTCGCCCTTTGCGTCCCAGAGCGTGTCGGCGACGAGGCCGCCCGCGGCGGCCGACCATTTGATGCCGAGCGTCTGCGCGGAGTCGGCTGTTAGCACCTGACCGTTCGAGCCGACGGGGAGGCGGGCGACGGTGTCGGCCGCGCTGGCGGCGATCAGGTCGCCTTTCGCGTCGACGATCGTCGCCGGCAGCGTCTCCGCCAAACCCAAGGTGGCATAGGTCGACCAGGAGGAGCCGTCGGACTGGTAGATCAGGCTGTGGGTGGTGCAGCTGTAGAGGGTTCCTGCGGGGACGGCGGTCGCGGCGGGCCGGGCGGAGTGGATCCCGGTCAGGAGGTGGTCTGCGAATCGTGTGGTCGTCATCGCGCCTCCTTTAAAGCGGGATGAGGGTCGGGATCAGGCTGTGGTCGGCGTCGAACACCAAAACGTCGTCGCCGGCGACGGTGGTTGTGAGCGGCAGCCAACAGGCTGTATCGCTGGCGGAGGCGCCACCGCCGCCGCCGCCGGTGGCCCAGGCCGTCCAGCTGGTGCCGTCGGACTGGTAGACGATCGCGTCGTCGGTGGCGGAGTAGAGCGTTCCGGGCGGGACGGCGGCCGCGTCGGGCCGGTCGACAGCCAGGCCGGCGAGGAGATGTTCGGGGAACCGGACAGCCGTCTCGAGCTCTTCGCCCATGTCGAGGAGGCTGACGCCGAGCTCGAGCTGGTCGGTGTCGGGGGCGGCGAGCGGCTGCCCGTACAAACCGCGGCCGAGGTAGATGCGGGTGTAGTCGCCGATCGTCTGTTCGGCCATCTAGAGCAGCTTCCCGGTCGTGTGGTCGATCGTCTCGGGGTCGTAGCTGAACTGGACGGACAGGTAGGGGCGATGCTGGTAGGCGGGGACGGTGTTGTAGCCGGCCTCGAACGTGTCGGTTGAGAACCGGAGCGTCCACGGCGAGTCCTGCCACACCTGCAAACAGAGGTTGTCGCCCGCCGTAAGATTCGCGTCCATCCCGAACGACTTCCGTGGCGCGTAGATGAATCCCGACCCGAGCTCGTCGAGGTGCGGGTACGGGTCGGGGAGCGTCAGCGGCCTGGCCGCCCAGACGGGGTAGATCGGGTACGGGTTGTCGGACGGGTAGTCGACCCACACCGGGATTTCGTCGTGGGCGTCGGGCATCTGCCACTCGAAAAAGCGGCGCAGGGTATCGCCCGGCGAGGCGCGCAACACGACGCCGTGACTGACGTCCATGATCCGGCCGGCGCGAACGTAGGCGTCCAATCCGGTGGCGGGCTCGTTCGGCAGCCGGTCGGCGTCGATGACGGGCCACTCGATCGAGAACCACGCGCCCACCGACTGCGGGTCGTCGAACAGCATGTCAGCGGTGATGTGGAGGATCCCGCGTTTCGCCGGGTCGGTGAGGCCGCGGTCGTCAGGCAACCATTTGCTTGTGGTTTGGGCGGCGCCGACGGTGGCTTCCCACTGTCGCCAGATCCCGATCGTGTCGAACGGCACCCGCGTCCACGTCCTGGTGGGGACGACGAACCTGGCGGGGTTCGTGTCGTAGAGAACAATGGTTTCGGTGTGGGCGGCGAGGTGCCAGCCGCTCGAGCTGGTCGGGAAGCCTGCATAGACGGACGCGTCCCCGGCGACCGGTGTTTCGTCGAGGGCGACGTCGCCGTGTTCGACCTCGACCGTCGGCTCGACCCAGCCTATGTCGCCGTTCTCGTCGACGCCGAGCACCGAGCCGGGGCCGCCGCCGACGGTTTCACCGGTGGCGTGCGCCGCGATCGTGGCCGGGTCGAGCGCCTCGGTGTAGACCGCGACGTGCGCGATCCTGCCCTCGAACCAGTTGGCGGCGCCGTCGTCCCAGGTGTTGCGGCCGACCTGGATCAGGTTGCCGCCGGCGACGGCGACCGATCCGCTTACCAGGGTGGCGGTGACGACGCCGTTCAGGTAGAGGGTGGCGGTCGTCCCGTCGTAGGTGACAGCGACGTGGTTCCAGCCGGCGACCGTCGGCGCCACGATCGAGGTGACCGCGTCCGCGCCGCGCGTGTAGATCAGGTTCCCGTCAGCGTCGAGCGACAGGTTGTGTGCGGCACCAACGAAGCCGGCGTCGCCGACCGACAACAGATAGCCGGCGAAGTTCGTGACAGCGACGGAGTTCGGCACAGACGGGACGTCCGGGTAGAACCACAGTTCGACCGTGCACGTTTCGACGCCACCCAGTACGAGGTTGGCTGCGTCGGGCGTCGTGAGCTCGTAGTAGGCGCGGGTGCCCTGGACGAGGCTTGACGAGCTGTCGTGGCCGGTGAACCCGACCGACGTGCCGGGGTCGTCGACGATCGGCCCCTCGAGCCCGTAGCTGAGCAGCCGTGGCGTCCCCGGCCCCAGGTAGTCGACGGCGGTCATGTCGCGGCCGGCGATCTCCTCGAGGAGCGTCGGGCCGGCCGTGTCGGACAGCGGCCAGTAGGCCCAGAGGGCGGGGGTCGCTTTGATCGTGTCGCGGTAGGTGGAGCCGATGCGGGGGAGCAGGCCAGGGATCGGGTCGGGGCCGCCGGCGACGTGGCTGATGCCGTGCATGCGAGGGTGCGGCGCTGGCAACTAGAGCTCCGGGTCGGGGTCGGCGTCGAACGGGTTTGACGTGTACGCCGCCCTTGGCGACACGTCGAGGGAGAGTTCGACGATCGGGACGGGGCCGCCCGGCCTACAGGTGTAGTGGATCCCTTCGACGTAGTAGTCGTCGTCGAAGCCGCCACCGCCAGGATGCTCCGTTTTCAGGGTGAGGAGGTCGCTGATGTCGCAGCGGCAAAGGTGGTTCCAGAGGGCGGCCGCGTGCGGGTCGGTCGGGTGGCGGCTCTTGAACACCATCCGCGTGATGCGAGGCTCTGGCGTGCTGTAGTTCTCGACGTAGTAGGTGGCGAACAGCTTCGTTTCGACCATCGAGTCGTTGCCGGTGTGGATCCCCTCGACGGTTTGCAGGTTGTCGAACGTCAGCGACCGCAACCCGTAGGCATCGACCGACGTGTCGTCTTTCACGAGTTGGCCGGCGACATCGTCGTTGTCGGGAGGGTCGGGGTTTAGCTGCCGGATGGTGGCGCCGCTGCCGACCCACTGTGGCGTCGCCGTGCACGCGTTGAAGAGGTTGTCTTGGCCGTTCGACCATTCCAGCTCGGCGACAGGGACAACCTCGAGGTAGTGGGGGTCGGCGGTGTCGTTCCAGGCGGATGGGTCGCCGACGGTGCGGCGTTGGATCCCGTACTCCGCGATCGTGGGGCGGAATCGTGCTTGGCGGCCGCGGAAGACGAGGAGGCCGGCGAGGCTGCCACCGACGGGGTTGACGCCAGGGCCGCCGATAAACAGGTTTGCGACACCGGGGAACTCGGCGTCGGCCGCGTCCCAGAGGGCGTCAAGCGCGCTGGTACCGGGCCCGTACGCTTTCGGGCCGACCCTCACGTTGCCGGTGAACACCGACCGGAGGCCGACCGGCCAATCGACGTCGCCGAGGATCGCGTTGATGCGGTCGCCGACGGTGCCGGTGTCGTCCGGATCCGGGTCAGACTCGCCGTACAACACGTTTCCTTTCGCCATCTCCGCCAGCGTGGCGGCCTGCTCCGCCGGCATCCCGACGTAGGGGGGGATGGCGCCGTCGACGCCGACCTCGAGCTGGGCGCGAGCGAGGATCGCGAACCCGTCGACCAGCTGGAGCTCGAGCTCCATGTATTGGCGGGTCGGGTCGAGCCGGTACTGCCATGACTCGACGAAACCACGGAAGAGGGTGTGCCACTCGAAGCCTGGCAGCGGGTACTGCAACGCTATCGCCGCCTGTTTCCCCGGCAGCACCTTGCCGTGGTAGGGGCTGGTGGTGTTGGTCGGGTCGAACAGGCCAGCCATGTCGACGATGCGGACGACGGCGGTGCCGGTGTCGGTTTTGGCGAACTCGGTTGGGCGTCCGCGGTCGATCGTCCATTCCCGGATGCGGCAGCCGCTGAGGATGTCGAGCCGTGTCCAGTCGGGTTCTGGTTCCATCGGCGGGTCGTCGAGCGCAATCGACACGCTGGCCGGGTCTTCAGCCACGTCGACCGCTGGTCTGGTTCGCCGTCCGTCGGCTGGTGCGCGCCTGATCCTGGGTGACGGCGCGGCCGACCTCGCGCCCATCAATGTTGACGTGGACGTGTAACGGCTGAATTTCGGCGCCGGCGATGTTCGCGCCCAGGATCCGGCGTCCCCTTGCGTCCAGGCCGGTGCCGGCGGCGAGGATGCCGGCGAGCCGACTTGACGACACCTGCATCAAACCCGCCAACGGGTCAACGTCGCTCTTGGACTTGTTCAGGTCGCTGATCCGTTGCCGGGCTTCCCAGATGCCGCGGACGAGCTCGAGGGTGCGGCCCTCCTGCCGCATCCGCGTCTTCAGGTACGCAATGATGTTCTGCTGCGCCTTGACGTCGTCCTTGATCGTCTTCGTCGCTTCGGCGCGTTCGACGGCGAAGTCGAGCCACCCCATCTTGGTGTCGATCGCGGCCTGCCTGGCGGCCTTCGCGGCGGCGGCGACGTCCTGAGCGTGCTGTTTGATCTGGTCGGCGAGCGTCGAGCGTGTCTGACGCTGCGTCCGCAGCACGTCGCGGAGCGTGTCCTCGAGCGTGAACCGGCGGGTGATGTCCTTGGTGGCGGCGATCCGCTGCTGGATTAGGACGGCGATCTCGCCGAGCCTCGCGATCTGCCCTTTCAGCGACGTGATGTCCTGCACGCGGCCGAGCTGCCGGTTGATCATCGCGTCGAACCAGGCGTTCCGCTGCTCGACGGTCGCGCCCTTCGCTTTCTTGCCGAGCTCGTCCTGGGCGGTCTTGACGACGGTGCCGGCGGCCGCCGCGACCTGTTTCCGGATCCGCGCCTGTAGCGCCGGGTCGGAGCCGCTGCCGAACGCGAACGCCTCCGCGATCAGGTCGTCGGCTTTCAGGCTGCCGCCAAGCTGCTGGCGGAGCGTGGAGAGGATCTGTCGGCTGGTCTGCCCCGACCTTTTCATTGCCGCGATCTGCTTCGCCAGGTTCGGGACGAGCGTCGTCTCGAGCCGGTCGCCAGGCTTGAACGTCTGCGTCTGCGCGCCGAGCGTCTGCTGCTGTAAATCCTTGATTTTCTGAGCGACGATCTCGGCGCCGATAGCGACGAGCGCGATCGTGACGGTGTATGGGTTCGCGACCAGCCGCAGCAGCTGTCCGCGGAGGAGCAAGACCTTCCCTGCCGCCCCGGTCGCCTCTGTCCCGACCCTGGTGAGCGCCGCCGCCGTCCCCGCGACCGACTCTGCGATCTTCAGGGCTTTGAACGTCGCGAAGATACCGAGCAGCACCTTGACCGCGTTGCCGGTGCCGCCGACGGCGCCCTTCAGGGTGTTGAACGCGCCGGCGGCGACTTTGACGACGTCTCCTGCCGCGTGGATGGCGGTTGTGAGGATCACGACAGCGTCGTGGACGTCGCGGGCGACCCGCTGCTGGTTTTTCGTCTGGTTCAGCCAGTCCGCGCCCTTGTTCAGGTATTTCGTGATCGACGGCAGCAGCTGGGCGCCGACGGTTTCCTGGAGGTTGCCGAGCGCGACCTTGAACCGATCTTGGGCGCCGGCGGCTGTTTCACCGTAGGCGGCGGCGGAGCCGGCGTACTTCCTTTGCAGCAGATCCAATGCCTGGAGGGCGGTGGCGTGTTTGCCGATGCTGATACCCAACCGGCGCAAAGCGCCGACGTTCCCGATCGACGCCTTCAACACCAAACCGGACGCCTGCTCGAGCGAGATGTTGCGGCCCCTCGCGACGTTCGCGGCCAACGCGTTCAGGGCGAGCGCCCTGTTGACGTCGCCGGTGCGGCGCACAAGGTTCGAGAACGTCGCTAAGAGTTGTTCGTCGTCGAAGCCGGACAGTTGCGCGGTCGCCAACGACGCCTTTTGGATCTGGTCGCTGTACTGACCCCACGCGAGGCCTGACCGTTCGACGGCGTTGCGCGTCTGGCCCAGCACCCGCTGCGACTCTTCGGCGGCTTGGACGGTCGACGTGATCGCGGTGACGATGCCGGCGCCACCCAAGAACGCCGACGACGCGAACGCGACCGACCGGCCCAAACCTCGGAAGCCGACCGAGGCGACGACGGCGCCGCGGCCGGCCTTCTCAACGCTTTGACCGAACCGTTTCGTCCCCTGCTCCGCACGCCGATACGACTTCTCCAGCTGCGACGTGTCGCCGACCACCTCGACGATCAGCTTCCTAGCCATCTAGGACTGCGCTTCTTTCGCCCACTGGTAACACGCCTCGAGCTGGCCGGGGGTCATAGAACCAAGGTCGGCTGGTCGGAGGTGACACCAGTGGCCGAGCCAGGGTGCCCAGTACCATTCGGGCCGGTGGGTTCCGGCGGCGGCGCCGAAGTGGCTGACGAATCCTCGCCAGAACCGCCGCTCGGCAAGCTCACGTCTGGCGCGTTGGGAGGAGGGAGCTCGTCGACCTCGACGCTGATGTCGGCGAACACCTTTTCGAGCTCTGAGACTTTGATGCGGCCGACCTGCTGCCGGATCGTCTTCGTGGTTTCGCCGGGTTCGGCGCGAGCGACGGCGATATGGATCAGGGCGGCGGTTAGGCCGGGGTGGAACCCTTCCAGGTCGGGGATCTGGTCGAGCGACAGTTTCGTGTAGTCCCAAACGACGATCGCCTCGTCCAACGTGAGGTCGTCGAGGGTGACGAGCTCGTACTGGCGGCCGTTGACGGTGATTTGGGGCATCAGATGCTCCCGTGGTTGAAGTCGTCGGCGATGTGGTCGAGGAACCCTTCGAACCTGCCTTCGATCTCCGACGCGTGCATGTCGAGGCTTGGTTGCATCGCCCTGTCCATCAGCAGCCCGGCGAGGTTGGGGCGCCGTCCGCTGCTGCGGCCCCGTCCGCCGCGCTGGCGTGGGGCGACGTAGACGAGGTCGCGGGTAATCCCGACCCGCATTTTCGACCAGCGCGGGCCGATCCGACGGATGTTGCCGGCGGCGAGTTGTTCCGCTTCGCGTTGGACGGGTTCGGCGACCTGGCGGAGGCCAGCGCGAATCCCTAAGCGGGTCTGCTTGTCGGCTTTCGCGAGGGCACGCTGAAGCTCGCGGAGACCGCTGACGTGGGCGACGGCAGCCATATGTTTAGGGTGCGGTGGTGCCCCAGGCGAACCGGCTGTTCGGGGCCGGCCTGAACGTCGCGGTCGTCTCCGCCCTGGCTGCCAGGCCGCCGGAGAGGCCGTTGTAGCTGTAGAGGACGGCGGTGCCGCCGTAGATCGGGTTCGTCGCCGACGTGCCCAACGCTGAGACGGGCTGCACGTAGAGCGGGAACGCCGACCCGGACGAGTACAGCGGCTCAAGGGTGGCGTGCACCGACGAGGCGGAGAAGTCGTTCTCGAACTGCACCTCGATCGTCTGGTCAGCCAGGCCCGGCAGGAACTCGCGGGTGCCGGTCGGGCTGAACCCGGAAACGTCGACCTGCTCCTTCTCGCTGGGCGTGTCGATGTTGAACGCGTGGTCGGACAGGTTGACGCTGTTGACGACGACCCTTACGTCGTTGAGCAGGAATTTGCTCATCGTGCTGCACTTCCTTTCGGTGCCAGGGCGCGGACTCGCCTCTGGTATCGCTGGTGGTTTGCACGTGTCGCCCCGTTGACGTCGGGGCTGTTGTTGGCGGTGCCGCCAACGAGGTGGATCAGGCCGACCTTTGCCTCGCGCAAAGTGAACCCGCGGGCGCGGGCCTCGAGGCAAAGCAGGTTGTCGCTGTAGTAGGCGGGCTCTTCCAGCGTTTCGTCGAAGCCGCCGAGCTCCAATAGGTCGTCGCGGGTGCCGGCGAGGCAGTAGCCGTCAATGTAGGGGTAGACGACGCTGTCGACGATGGTGTGCGGGTCGCTGCGGATGCGCGCGCCGACCAGCACCATCGGCTCCACGCTGTCGACGATCGTTTCGAGCCACCCTTGTTGGGTCGCCTCGATGTCGTTGTTGAGAAACACGACGACGTCGCTGGTGGCGTGGGCGAGTCCTTGGTTGTTGGCGCGGCTGAACCCTTGGTTGTCGGGGTTGCGCACCTTGGCGAAGTCGAGCCACGGGTCGCTGCCGTTGTCGACGACGATCAGCTCGTCGGGGGCGGGGCCGAGCTCGAGCGCCCGCACGTACCCGTCGACGAGCTCGAGGTGGTTGTGCCAGGCGGTGACGACAGCGACGGTTGTCACACCTTCGCCCCTTCCCGCAGCGGCGCCACTTCCCGAGACGCGGCTAGAGCGGCGATGGCGGGCCGCCAGAACGCGTCTGTGACGATGTCGGCGTCGTAGTGGGCCGCGAACCCGGCTGCGCCTTGCCGGAGCTCCTGGTCGTTTCTGCGGTCGTAGGCGGCGTCGAGGGCGGCAACGATGTGGTCGACGAACGGGCTGATCCACCATGCCCGCTGCATCTCGTCCCAGGACGGGTCGCCGTCGACGAGCCAGCCGGCCTGCGTCAACTCCGACATCGCGGAGTGGTCGGAGGTGATGACGGGGACGCCGCATGCCTGGGCTTCGATGATCGGGACGCCGAACCCTTCACCCATCGACGGGTTCAGCAGGACGTCGAACGCCTGGTAGAGGTTGGAGACGTTGGCGGTGGGCCAGCCGAGATGCCAGACCGCAGGCGGCGTAAACCTGACGCGGGCGGTTGGCGCGTCAACCGCGACTGTGAGGGCTTCGATGCTGATGCCGCCGGCGACACCCGGGCTGGTTTGGGTGTGCCCGTATAGCCACGCGTCCTCATGGGTCGCGGCGAACCTGGAGAACGCCAGCAGCGACTTGTCGAACGCTTTCCGGATGACGGCGGGGTTGCCGGCGTTGGCGGCGACGATGCCGACCAGGAACGCGTCCGCCGGGACGCCGAGCTCAGCCCGGACAGCCGCTTTGGTTTCGGGCCGCGGGTGGAAGAGGGTGCGGTCGACACCGTGCGGCACATAGAGCGGCTGGAGGCCGGCGTCGAGCATCATCCGTTCGCCAAACCGGCTCATCGCGATCGGCCGCACTTTTTCGTGCGCCAACGTTGCGAGCACCATCGGCGGCAGCGGGTAGTGGTCGACGGGCGCCCAAACCGCGACCTCCATGTCGTCGGGCCACTCGTCGGGTTTCAAAACCCACGCGTCGCAGAGCGCGACGATCAGGTCGGCGCCGAAGTGATCTTTGTAGGTGGCGAGGGTTTTGTTGCCCCAGGCGCTGTCGGACGGGTAGTAGGTGACGGGCCCGGCCTCGAGGCACATGCCTTGGACGCCGTAGTTGCAGGCGACCGCCAGCTCGTGCCCGAGCTTTTGCAGGCGGGGGATGAAGAGGCGGGCCTGTTCGCCGTAGCCGGAGCCGACGCCGGGCGGGTTCCCGACCCAGAGGATCCTCACAGCAGGATCCTTGTTTGCCATTCGCAGCCGATCAGGGTGCCTTCGTTCGCCAGGGGCGTGTAGGGGACGACACCGGTCATTTCGGTGACGGTGACGTCGGAGACGAGGCCACCCAATGTGCGGTCGGCGTAGATCGCGGCCAGCACCGACGTCGGGGCGCGACTGTCCATCAGCTGGAGGAGCTGTTCCTGTGACGCGTCGAAGTCGACCGGTTTGACGCGAGCGCGGACGGTGAACCGGACGTCCCTTTGCCTTGTTGGCCCGTAGGCGAGCTGATCCGAGAACGGGGTGGCGGCGTAGATGTCGATGCAGGGCGGCGTCGGGCTGACAACCCAGGCGGGCCACACCTGCAACGCTTCGCCGCCGAGGTCTTGGGAGGCGACGTGGTCAGTGATCTGGTCTGCCAGCGCCTGCACGATCTCCAGGAGCGGCACATAGTCGGGTGGCGGTTCGGGGCCGGGGCCGGTGCCGGGGTCGAACACCGGCGGCACAGAGCTCGAGATGCTGGTGCCTTCAATGAACGTCTGGTCGGCGCCGCCCGCCGTCAGATCCAACACCGGGTCTGTGATGGACGCCTGCTCGAACAGCCACAACCCTTTCGGGTTCAGCGCCTGCCAGTTCGCGAGGGCGAGCTCGAGGCCGGCGGCTTCGACAGCGCCGTCGGTCGCGAACACGAGCGAATCCCAGCCGGCGGCGGCCTCAAAGTCGCCGGTGAGGCTGTCGCCGTCGTTGAACTGGCCGAACCTGACCGTGCCACCCGCCGCGCTGCCGCCGTCAGCGACGGCTTGCGCGAGGTAGGGGGCGCTGTGCGCCCAGACGTCGGTGTCCCACCGGTACAGCGACGCCCGCGGCTGGACGGTGCCGGCACCCTTCCTGACCACCAGCAGGCACCAGACGTCATTGGGTACGAGGCCGTCGAGGAAGTAGCAGCCGGGGCCGCCGTCGCTCGTCGAGTAGAAGATGTCGCCTTGGCCTGCCCAGGTGGCGTTGTCGGAGACGCGCCAGATGCCGCCGGGCCCTGCGAGGTTCGCGCTCGCGTTGTGGACACCGAAGAGGTGCTGCCAGTCGGCGGTGGCGGTGATCGCCGTCGCCTTGAAGATCAGGGCGATGGTTGTGAAGCCGGCGAAGTTGCAGGCGCCGATGCTGGTGCGGATCTCCGACGGCGGCGCGAACGCCCTAGGCATCTAGGCGAGCCCGAAGTGCTGCCGGAGCGGCAGCAGTTTGAGGCCGTGGCGGGCCCACGTGTCGCGGCCGATCACGAGCGCGCCAGCGGCGTCGTTCCAGATCCCGAACGAAACCTCCTGCTGCTGCCAATGCTCCCGCGCCCGCTCATACACAACCTCGGTCGCGAGCTGGATCTGGCGGCCGTCGCTGAGCGGCGACGAACGGGCCATGAACGCGTCCGCCTCGTAACTGGCCGCCTGTAGGCAGCGGGTCATGGCGGCGGTCTGGTCGACGGTTGGGCTGCTGATCTGGAGGATGCGGGCGAGCTCGTCAACTGTCCCGTAGACGGTGCCGGGCGTGCTGAACGTGACGAACAACTCCTCGACCGTCACCGAGCCGGGCGCGGTGGTGCCGTCGATCGTCCAGATCAGCGTGTATTGCCCCTCCGTGTCGGGGCTTGTCCGGTTGGCGACGTAGACACCGGAGCCGGCGGGCGTCTCGATGATGTCGGCGGTCGACAGGGCGTCGGTGTAGGCGCCCTGGTTGTCGAGGAGTCCGAGCGCCACCGTTCCGACGAGTCCGGTGACGCCCGACTGGAACACCGCTTCGTACGGAAAGACGGGCGGGACGTTCATACCGCCACGACGGAGTAGACGACGTTCATGATCGCGGCACCGTCGCCGTCGGCGAAGTCGTAGCCGTCGCCGAACAGCACGAGCGGCTTCCCGACAGCGGCCAGGTACGGGATCCCGCCGGTGTTCATGTCGGCGAACTCGCATGTGCCGGGGGCGGCCAATGCCTCACCGAACTCGCCCCACGCGTTGTTCGAGTCGCCGAAGCAGGCGGGGTCGCCGGGATAAAGGTAGAGCGTGTTCATTTGGTAGGGGCTGCCGGGTAGCGCGAACAGGCGGGCGGCGACCGGCCAGACGACCGCGCCATCGTGGGCGGAGATCAGCTCAACAGGGGTGTCGCCGACATGACGGATCTGGTTGGCGGTGATCGGCACGACGATCCGGACGGAACCGAGAACAGCGGCGAGGTCGGTCTCGGTGACGATGTGGGTTAGCGGGAACGAATCGGAGCCGTCAGACACGGGCGACTGGCCGAGACCAGGAATACCGGTGACGTCGGTGAGGTCAGTCAGCGACATCGGGCCGCCACCGGTACTCCTGATCGCGACCACTACTGGTTCTCGTCCGGCGTCGTCTCCTCCGGCTCGGGCTGCTTCGGCGGCCGACCAAGCCTCTTGGTCGGCTGCGCCGTTTCGCCGCCTGTGCCGCCGTCGCCCTCGTCCCACGGCGCTGACCCGTCGGGGCGGACTACCTGCTGGTTCGGTGCGTCGTAGGTGCTCATTTGACGATCTTGATGATTCCGGTCGGCTCGACCACCAGCGGCGCGTAGTAGCCCGCATACGCGACCTGGACACCCAGCACCGACGGCTCAACAACCTGGAGGCTGCCGACGCGGTCTTCGTACACCTCGACCGCCGCCGAGGAGAGGACGAGCATCTCGTCGGCCGCCAACCCGTTCGTGACGACGACCTGGATCCCCGAGATGGCTCCCATCGCGCCCGTGCCGAACTGGCCGGCGTTGAAACCGGTCGAGAACGCGTTGCTCGGGTTGACGGGGGCGAACAGCGGCCCGATGACGCCGAGCATCGACGGTGGCGCGGCGATGATAAGTCGGCCCTGACCCTTGGTGGCGGCGTAGACGCTGCCTGCGGCACCCCAGACGGCGACCGACACGTCGTTCGCGGTGGGCGTCCCCGGCAGATCCGCGCCAGCCGACGCCGTTCCCACCAGGGCGGAGCCGAGCGCGGCCTCGGTGACCTGGGCGTAGTAGCCGGCCAGGTCACTGATGACGATGTCCATGATCGACGGCGACGTCCAGTCGATGTCCTGCCTCGAGACGTTGACATAGCCTCCGTATGTGACAGCCGTCACGGGCAGCTTCGCGATCGTCATCTTGCGGCTGACGAGCTCGGTTTTCTCACCGGCCTGGGCGGCAACGTTGGTGTGCTGCGTGATCCTCGGCCGCGACCACGACCCCGACGGCAGGTTCCGCGGCCCGAGCGCCGTGGTGAGCGGCCGCGACTCGTCGACGAAGTTGATGACCGGCCCCAGGATCTGCTCCGGCAGCAGGCCGGGGTTGTCCGACGTGGTCTGGTGGGCGGCGGCGCGGTTGTAGATGCCAAGCCGCTCGGTGGCCTCGTCGGCGCCCAAACCGGCTTTCCAGACGTCGAGGACGTACGCGCCCGCCGACCGGTACTCAACCTCTGTCGGCCGTGCCGGCGTGTTCTGCATGTAGCGGGCGATCTCCGCGACCCGGTTCGCGCTGTCACCCGAGATGCGGCGCATCTCGACGAGCGGCTCGATCTTCCGGTTGACCTCTTCCATCCGCCGCTTCGTGTCCTGGACAAGCTCGAGCTGCTCGTCACTCAGGTCTTTGCCGTCGGCGGCGGTGAAGATCCCGTCGATGAACTGCTGCCGCTCCTCGATCTCCTGCACGTAGCGGGCGATCATCTGGTCTGTTGCACCCATCAGGTGGGCTCCTTCCA